GCATGAGGAGCGGATCAGCCGCGCAGCAGTACACACTGTGGATGCAGGATATGTACGGCGCTGATTTTGTTGAAGAAATGCTGCAAAAGAAAAACACCATCTGCAAGATTAAGAAGTTTGAGTATGAGGATATGCTCAAATACTTTAATGAACAAATAAAATACCACCAAGAGAGGATAGGAGAATGAGTGTACAAGTTAGTGTGTATGTCGGAGACCACGGCGTAGAGCGAATGAAGACCAGCGAGTTAGCTGAATGGCTGCAAGAAGTTGTTCCGGCACTCATCGCAGGCGAGCAACAGGATACAAAGTATTTATTAAAAGGTGTTCTATCTATAATGGATTCAATGACCGAGATGTCAGAATACATATCATCAGATGATAAGATAGAACAAGAGTTTCTTGAGTTTCACGGGTACGTTGAGAGGGATATTCATTGAAATCCACAGACTATCAGGTAGCTGGCGACCACTACAAGAAGCTCAAGATTCAGCCCATACAGTATATTATGGCGAATCAATTACCTTTTGCTGAGGGTTGTATTGTGAAGTACGCAACCCGCTGGCGGGATAAAGGGGGAGTGGAGGACTTGCGGAAGATCAAGCAGTTCTGCGACTTCATCATTGAGTCAGAGCTTGAGAAGCTAGACAAGGTTACTCTGTAGGATATGTGCCTGTTTTAATCATGTGGTGAATGTCATCCGTGCGATGACTTCCCACTTGAGTAGCCCATTTAGAATCAAGAAACTCATCAGCCGCAATATCATATTCCCCTTCAGACATCGCCTTTAGAGCTTTCTTAAACGTCCTGAGACGAGTCATACCCAAGTTAAAACACAGGTTGATCATCGCCTCCTGACGGACTCTGCATAGCTCTGGATACCACCGGAAGTGATACAGTAACTCACGACTACAACGGGATATGTCATTATCTAATAGATACAGCACCTCATCCTCAGACAAGCCTATAGAGTCAAGATTCCTCCCAACACCTATAGTTATATCTTCGGTCAATACGTCCTCATAAGGCTTCAGCCTCATGCCTTCGTGCTTGATTAAGAGGCGCTGGAGTCTATTCACGACTTCTTAAATAATCCAGTGGCATTAAAGAGAGTAACAACAGCAGCAACAATATCATGAGCCACAGGCTGTAGCTTATCAAAAGACTCGTCAATATCATCAGCCTTATCAAGAGCCGCCTTGAGCATGATGTCAAACGCCGCAAGTTTTTCCTTACCAGCGCCATCATCAGGAATAGTCTCTTCGATCAGTTTGACTATTTCTACTACTGTATTCCAGAGCTTTCGCACCCAGCTCAGGTAGGTCAATATGTTCATACGGTACACTCCATAGTAAGTAAGATTGCTTCAACCCCCCAGACATTAGGGATAACCTCCACCCAATGCGGGTTTACTATAACAGGCTTTACGCCAAGGCTACATCCCGACCTTCTCAGATGTTGATAGTGTGAACACCCAGTTGACCAGAGCAAGAACCCCAACAGCCACAGAGTCCACAGTAGCTTCGTCCACTGGTACTGCATACCCAAACGCCTCCGCAGCCTGTATAGCCGCCCAGATAGCCCCTGTGAGGGCCGTAGCGGTGATTTGACGGCTTTTCCACTTAGCAGGGTCTGTTACTGCCCTGCCCTTCTTTAACAGCGTCATAGCCGCTTTAATCTTCTTGATCATCTTCGTCCACCAGTAGGTTGTAGCACAGTGAGGATTTGTAGGTTTCAATCAAAGCTATTAAGGTCAGGACGCTAACGCCTTTGTCTATCTGCCCTTCTACCCACTCACCCAGCTCTTCCATCGCTTGTTCAGTAAGGCGGTCTGATCGTGTATCTGGAAACGGTATAGCGTCCATAATCACCCCAAGAATCTAAACGCTGCGCCAATCGCCGCAGCTACGACTAACCATACTATACGCTCTGCTGATTTACCTTTAATGACGCTTTCAGACAGTCTATCAACCTTATCATCTAAGCCATTAACTTTGTTTTCAATAGAAGACTGACGATTGAACACCGTCACTAACTGCTCTTCAACACGCGCTAGAGAAATAACTGCCTCCTGTAGCTTGTCAATCTTAGCTTCTACTCGGTGTAGTCGGTCTTCCATCTTCATACCTATAGCGTTAGATCAGCGGTCTTACGGCTGCTTCTGAGTTGATAGATGTGGCGTAATGCTTCACCGCCTTCACGATGGAAGACTATTTGGTGCATTGCTGATGCTGCGCCGTAACCTGCCCCTGCATGCCACGAGTCAGGTGGAGCTAAGGTAGCAAAGGACTCCACAAATACACCGTTGTCTGTCTCTAGCAGAGTTTGATGGTGGATATGTCCCACTAGCCACTTGCGGTAGTTAGTAGAAGACCACTGCTCAGGCAGCATCTTCGGTAGTAGGGACGCGAGCTTAGGCGCTTTGACCTTATCCCCGTGGTGTACGGCTATTAGGTTCTTGCCAAACTGTAGAGTGTGAAAGAACCCGTGAGGGTCTAGTATTGTCACCCGTGGTTCGTTGGCGTAGTAATACTTCAGTATCAGCGCAAGGGCTATAGCAGTATCAGAGTCGTGATTACCACGAGCCATAATAACCGTTACATTCTTGTGCTTCTCTAACATTCTAGAGATAGAGTACACAAAGGTCTGAGCTGCTACGTCTAGTACGACTTCGATCCGAGTGTCTACGTCTAGTTTAGTACCGCCAAAGGTAGTTCCACCTGAGCCGTTAGCGTGGATAAAATCTCCCACGTTAACTAACAAAGCATTCTCAGAAGGAGGTGCTAGGTCTACTAAGTAGTCTATAGAATCCCTCATAGACTCTGAGGCTATCTTAGTGTCGTAGTCCTTTTCCTTAGTCTCACGAGCGTCAGCCCTCATGCCGAAGTGTGCGTCACCAATTACAATGGTAGGCAGCAGGTCAGCGTCAAACTTTTTAATCTTAGGCTTGGCTTGTCTCTTAGCTTTGGGGAGGTCTTTAGTTAAACCATCCACGAAAGCCTGTAGAGCTTTGTCTCTCTCGGCCTCCTGCATCGTCCTGCGCGTTTTTAGCCACGCCTTGTTACCTTCGTCATCCTCACTATAGATGGAGCGACCAATAACCACTTCACCCTCTGGGACATGCCGAGTAGCATCCCAACTGTCTGATAAGCCACGCTGAGCCGCGTAGTTCTTAACGGCTCTAACATGATCGCGCATAGTAGACGGAGTAATACCTAAAACTCCGGCAGCATCAACAGCCACCTCACCACAGTCTTCCCAAACCCTTATGGCTTCGCGTTGGCGTGCGGTCTTGGCGTAATCTACTAAGCTCAAGGCAATCGCTCCTGATTAATTAACTGGTTCTTCGGCAACAGGCTCCTCAGCAGGCTTTTCAGCAGGCTCTTCAGCAGGCTCTTCAGCAGGTTCTTCCACTACTAGCTCTTCAACGGCAGGCTCTTCAACCACAGAAGCCTCAATCAAAACGCCTTCAGCATCAAACCAAGTTCCATCATCCTGTAGAGTACAGCCAGAAGAAACATAATCAGGAACTTCTATAGCAGATTTCAATACATCCTTATGAAAGCAGTCTTCTAAATCAAAACCATCTACAGGAGTAAGAATTTGAGCTACCGTGTTTTCATTAAAAATTGCTTTCATTTTAATACTCCACTATTACAAGACCTTGACCGCCTGTTGGGCCACCAGCGGCTGGGATAGAGGCGTTGTTTGATGAATTTGGGCCGCTTCCTCCACCATTAACTCCGTGGCTATAAAAACCTCCACCGCCGCCAGTTCCAATAAAATCGATACTAGTGATAGGCATTGTGGTAGGAAGGATTTTAGGATTATTTGCAGTCGAATCTGACCAACCTCCAGTTGATCCCATGCCGCTGCCTCCTACTGTGGTTGCAGTGTGAGCGCCGCCACCAGAAAATCCTGAACGACCCCAAATTCCACCGTTACCAAAAACATTAGCTGCGCCGCCGCCAGCAGAGCCGCCAGTTCCTCCTGTGTGATTTATATCGCCGCCTACTCCAGTGCCACCAGCAGCACTAGTTGCTCCTCCTGTAGCAGAAACAAAAGAACCAAAGGACGATGCTTGCTCTTCTATACCTACTGTCACAGCAATAGCTTGAGCAGGAGATACATCGCATACTTTTAATGCGAATCCTCCACCGCCTCCACTGGTGTTGCCACCTCCTCCCCAAAGCCTTACTCTTACTTTTGACACTCCGATTGGAACGGTAAATGTTCCGCTATTGGAAAACAGTTGAATCTGACCGTTTCCAAATACTCCTGTAATCGGATTAGATTGAATTGAATTTTGAATTGGGAAAGACATTTTTAATCTCCTAGATCAACATTGCGACCAGATATTGATCCTTTAACACCATCAGCAGTTGCTGACCTAAAATCAAAAGATTCTGAAGGAGTATCTGCATCATAGTTTGTATTTAACAAAGCCGTTCCTTTCACTTGAACAACTCCTGAGCCGCCAGCAGTACAAGGAGTAGCGGCAACACCCAATAAAGGAGATGTTGTGCTATTTAATGTAATTCCGTTGCTCGGCGTAACTCCAGCAGTTGTTGATAAAACATAATCAGAGGCCGACACTCTTATTTTTCCTATCACATGATAGGAATCAGTAGGTCTCATAAAGATAATATGAGCAGTGTCTCCTTTGCTTGGTATGCAATAACCAACATCTATATAAGTCCCAGTGCCACCAGTAAAAATATTCTGAGCTTGCAATTGCGGATTAGGATTTTGGTCAGCTCGGCCTCTCCATAAACTTGCTGGGTAAGAGCCTTTATTTGTATTGTTGAAATAAAAGAAAGTGCCATTTCCTGTTATTCCATGAATACTTCCTAAATTATCTGATCTTCCTATAGTTGTCGTTGTTTGATAATCATCACTGGTTGATGTCCCAAGGAATTGAACAGCTATTTCTTGTCCACTTGATCCTGCCGCTGGCAAAATTGGATATCCAGAGGCCATAAATCTTGCTTCTGAATTTAATCGTTTATAAGTGGCAGCACCATAAGACCCCATATTTGTTCCGGTTGACCAGCTAGTTCCGGCTGGGAAATTGGTATTGTAAGAGCGCGCAATATATCTGCTAGAATTACTACCACCTATATAAACATTTCCTCCATAATCACAAACTATGCTGATACTGTTTGGAGATGCTGCCAACACTTGTTGTACACCTGACATCAGTGCGCTCATATCAGTAGAGTCATAACACTGCATTCTTACATCGCCACCAATCGGATAGGCAACAAGAAAATATGTAGGCTGATAAGGAATAGCGCTTACACTTAAGCTAGAATCGCTACTGTCCATTAATGAATAAGGAGCAAGGTCTAAAGGAGTTTCTCCTGTAATCTGATTCATTGCAGAATCATAAAGCCTAGCAGTTGATGTTCTGTAGTCCACCGAATCTGGACAAACTACAATAATATTACCGTTTGCTAGTCTCTTTATGTCTATCTTGTACCGACCATTAGAGCTATTTAGAGTATTCAACTGAGTGTTGCTTACCACCGAGTAATCGCTATTCAATATAAGCAGCCAATGGTTGCCATCACTTCTGCAATAAGCAATGGCTATTTTCCCATTATCAAGCTCTAGACCTCTAAAATAAAGCGCTGCGATTCCGAGGCTTGTAATCGTTTGAGCAAAAGTTGCTTCCGAAGTTGTTTGCGGACTTTGACCAATAGTATTTATGGAAGAAGCCGCAAGAAATTTTGCTGTTTTAGGAGTAGATCCAGCTCTTGAATAGCCAGACACAGCAGCAGTAGTTGTTGCAACAGTTTCCAAGCCGCTCATGTTTTGCCCATCTGCTGTGTAAGTAGATGGATCAATTAAGACATACCCGATCTGTCCATTCATTGCTCCGTTGCATCTATATTCTTGGTTTTGCTGTGAGCCACCACTAATATAGTAACGAAGTTCTGATCCTACCTTAAGTAAAGACCTTGCTCCTTGCGCTCGCGCTGTTCCTAAATTATTTATTTTAGGCCCAACTGCGGCTCCAAGATAATCAATAACCTGAGTAACAATGTAACTAGTTCCATCCACTGTATATAAGAAGTTATCAGTATCAGGAATATTTTTTACATAGTTCCAACCATAAGGCAGAGAAGAGATGCTACTATCTTGGAGTTGTGTTAAGCCGCTCCAACCACCTCCTGCGCCATCCTTGCTAAACCAAACAACAGCTTCTGGAGACCTATTTCCAGATACCATTACTCCATATTTTCCTGTGCTTGAAATATCAGCAGCAACACCTAAGACCGTGCTTCCTTGCATTGGGCTAGAGTTGACGGTTTCACTAACCTGCTGTGTTCCAGAAGAATTATATGATTTTCTATAAAGGACATTTGATTGGCTATAAAAAATGTTTACATCGCCACTTGGTTCAGTAGCTGCATCAAAATTCGAGGCATAAGATATATTTGATGATATTGTAAGTTGACCGCCAGTGTTACCTGACGAATTAAATCTTTGCATGTACAAAGCATTAGTACTTGCCACATAAAATATCGCATAAGTTCCGTCATTAAATGACGCTAATACACTGCGATTAGTCTGTTGTCCTTGTTGAATATTTGAAATTGAAACAGTGCCGTCATTTTGACAAACAGCGTATGTTGGGTAATAATTTGTGCGAGCACTCCAAGATACGGCAAAACCGCCAGAAGATGACGCCACAACTGACAGGCATCTATTTTCGTAGCTTCGATAAGTTGTGTTCTGCGTATTAATAATAAACGGAGGAACAACATTTGTGCCGTCTGGCTGATCTATTTGCACCTTAACGTCTGCGTAAATACTACTTGCACTTGGAGTGCCATTTGCATCTTCATAATACACAGTAACAATATTGCCATTGCTTAATATTGCTGACGGACAACCATGACCCATGAATTTTTTCTTGATATCATCGGGAACAGTAATTTTTCTATTAAAACTAGATGTTGTATTTTGTACGCTCCTGATATCTTTTTGTTTAGCATCAAAGTTATCTGAAGAAATAAAATTGTCTGGAATTTTTCCAACATCTGAAGCCGTCTGGTAAATTAAATCTCCAGAATCAAAGCCAGTATTACTTGTTACCGGCTTAACCTGATCTTTTCCTGTTGTGCTTGAAATTGAACGTCCCATGATTTAAGCCTCGTATCCGTAAACATTAACGCTGACATTGTCTTGTGTAGAATATGCCACAATATTTTTATTGCTAGACGCAACCAAACCCGTCCTTTCCAAAACATCTCCAGCGCCTAGCGCAACATCGTACTCAATATATTCTGATTGAGACGGAGTGCCAGATGCTGAAATCGCAACACGAATAACCGCAACGGTTGCGTTTGGATTTGTGACGCTAAAGCTAAATGTAGCAGTAGTGGCAGCAGGTACGGTATAAACCGTTGTGTTTGTTGCCGCAGTCAATGCGGCTTGTCCTAATGTTCCAGTAGCCATAATCTAAAATCCTGAAAAGAAGTAAGCCTTACTTTCTGCGAATGATTCAACGATTGCCCATGAAGGAGTCGAACCGTCAGTTGTTAAATACTTTCCTGCGTTGCCAGCCTGCACAGGTAATTCATCTGGTGATGGAGCAGCCCATAATAGGTTAGTGCCATCAGTGCTTAGAATGTTACCGCTCTGGCCTGACTGATCTGGAATCTCATCAGCTACAATTTCCCAGCTAATAGCTGAGCCGTCAGATTTCAGGTATTTATTAGCCTCTCCATTATAATCTGGAGCGTCTGTTATTTGGCTCCATAAAATAGATGTTGCTATATCAGCCGAATTCTGCCAAGCAGACCCATTATACACTCTAAGAAGGTTACTTGTGGTATTGAAATATAGCGCTCCTGTCTGCAAAGGATTGCCATCATTGTCCACTGTAGGATCTGAAGCCTTCTTACCAAGGTAAATGTCTTCAAATTCATCTAGCGTGTTAGCCGCCTCTGTGGCGCTTGCAGCAGATGCTGTGGCACTCCCAGCGCTTGCCGTGGCAGATGCTGCACTAGCAGCAGCCGAATTAGCCGAATCGGTAGCAGAGTTGGCGCTTGCCGAAGCCGAGTTGGCTGAATCAGTTGCACTTGAAGCACTTGCGGTTGCACTATTAGCGGATGCAGTTGCACTATTAGCCGATGCAATTGCACTATTAGCGCTGTCAGTTGCACTTGAGGCGCTTGCAGTCGCACTTGCAGCCGCTGCCGTAGCACTAGCCGCGGCCGCTGCGCTCGTGCCCACCCAGTACGAAGGGGAGGTAGCAGGATCGTTGCCAGTGTTTGAGTCTTGTAGAGACGTGTATAGAACACCATCCGTACCCACCGCGTTCATGCCGGTGTCGTAGGTAGTGGTTGCTAACCAAGCAAAGCTCAGTCCAACCCAGTACGCAGCTTGTGTAGAAGGATTCTGGTTAAGGTTGGAGTCCTGTAGAGATTGGTACTGTTGGCTACCATAGGTAACAACATCACCCGTTGAATAGGTAATGCCCTGATTCCACTCTACTGAGTACAAAAGCGTCCAAGAACCCGTGGTAGTCACAGGGTTGTTGTTCTGGTTGCCGTTAATCAAAGAGCGGTAGTAAATACCGTCAGAGCCTAAAACTACGTCTACTGCGTTGTAAATCTTAGTGGCAACCCACTCATCACCGAAGTCCGTGCCAGTCTCACCAGCAGGGTCGCGTACAGCTATTTGTACGTCATTGTTATCAGTGAGGATAACCTTGGCAACACCATCAAAGAAGATGTTCGGTTGACGACCAGCAGCAGACAACAGAACAGGGTTAGTGTTCGGGATTGAGTTGTTGATGTCGGCATAGGTAGTCTTGGGAGTAGTTGTGCCACTCTCATAGAAGTACAGCTTGCCCTCGGCTAACGGGTCGCCAGCGTTGTCTAAGTATTGGTCGAAATCACCGAATCGTGCCATTATTCTTCACCTGTCATTTGAGCTGCTGTCGCAGAACGCGCTGTTTGTGCGCCGAACCTTGTAGCTCTGGAGGGATTCAAAAGTAAGTTGTCTTGAAGCTCTTGTCTAAGTCTTCTGGTATTGCCTCTTTCAAGCAATGACCGCACTGTTGCGGGATTCATTCCGCTCGTTAAGAGAATATCTCCAGCACTTTGCAGCGCCGCAGCAAACTCCCTACTGTTTTTCTTTTTGCCCAATCCGTCAAAGATATTTGCGATTTCCGCACTAGCTTGAGCAGGGTTTCCAAACAGAGCAGTAATTCTGCCCAGTGATTGCCTAAACCCTTCTACGTCCTGTGCCTGCTGCACGGTAGTAGAGTTTTCTAGCGCAGTTCTTCTGGTCAGCATGAACTCAGCTTCACGCTTCATGGCGCGTAAGAATTGCTGGAAAGACTGCTCATCTGGAAAGACTGCCCTTAATTTTACTACATCCCCATTGCGTCCAAACATCCTTTTCATTAAATCTGCGCTAATGTTCGTGACATCAATCTTGTCCATGATTGCCTGTCTAGCACCTAGCCTGTACATATTCATTTCAGCAGGTGTCATATTTTTGACAGTATCTATTACCTGTCTGCGATTAGCTTTAAGGAATAATTCACCTTGCTCTGCCGCAGACTCTAAAGCTCTTTCACCAGCAAAGGTTTCTCTAGCCTGTTTGTATTTTGGAATCTGAGCGTCAGCCTCTTTAATCATTTCATTTTTTAATCTGGTTAATTCTCTTACTTTGTTATTTTCTCCTTGTCTTAAAGCTACCGCAATCTGGTCGTCCAGTTCTTGCTTAGTAGCATCTATTACATCAAAGTGAGTAATCTCATCTCCTAAAGCGCGTCTATTAGACAGCCTAATCTCAGCCGCCTGTCTGGCTCTACCTAAATCATTATCACCCTCTATAAGCGCTTTAAGCCTGCCAGTAAACGCAAAAGGCGTAGCACTAGCCTCGGCATAAAGTTCCGTAATAGCTGGTCTAGTTGCTTCTCTAAGACTTGCGATAGCTTGCTCCACAGTCATATCAGGAGACTGCAAACCAAAATCAACATCTTCCGCAACCCTTCCAGCTTGTCCTACGTTCCTTTCGCCTAACTCCCTTGCAGTCCTACCTTGTAGGTTGGGGTTCAGGTTGCCAGCAGCTCTTAACAGTCTTCTAAAGGATTGCGCTATGTCAGCAGGGATAGCGTCTGGGCCAAGCTCATCTAGCTTTGAAATAGCCTCATCAACCGTCATCCCTTCTCTTGTCAGAGCTTCGGATAACAGGTCTGCTGCCGCATCGTTCTGGACAGAATTTAAGCTAATTGCCAATTGTTCCACAGACCGTGGGTTTGTAAACAACCGATCAAACAGCCTGCCTGCACCACTTCTAATACCCATAGCAGTCATAGGCGCAAGAATCTGACCCACTATATCAGCATCTTCTCCGCCTAACTCTTGTGCTATTTCCCCGCCTGCAACAGCGGCTGCACCAAACCCAGCCTCTTGCTGAGGTGTGGTTTCTAGTAACTCTCTACCGACTCTTTTGGCTGTTTCTACAAACTGCCTGCCAGTTGGGATAGCTTGTGGAATCGCTTGCTGAGCAAAGCGCATGCCTTTTGCCACCGGAATAGCAGAACCCAGAACCTCGCCTGTTGCCCCAGCAATATCAGCCACAGCGCCTTCACCAGAAAAAGCGCCTCTTTCTGGAATTTGAGCCTCAAAGGAAAAAGGTTCTGTTTGTCTGTAAGCAGCCTGTGGAGACGCAGGCATTTCTCTTTGGCCTAGCATGGCCTGAGCATACGGTCTGATTTGACGCTCTGCTGCAATGGCAGGAGACAAGGCAATATCAGCCATAGAGCCTAACGCTCTTAACCCGCCGCCTGTTAATTCGCCAGCAGCATCTCCAACAGATTCTAAAAAGCCTTTTTCTTCCGCTGGAGCAGATGACTGCATTAATCTCTGAGTAGTAGATTTAATTACGTCTGGCGTAACATCCGCTGGAAACTCAATAATCCTGCCATCAGGTAGCTCTACCTCAATGATGTCATCATTCATCTATAACATTCCCCTGAGCGTCTACTCTGATTCTGACACGACCACCACTAGCTTCAGATGGGTTTTGCTCTTGATATATCTCATTGAATATACCAGAAGCATTAGCGCCTAACTGTGCGTTGAGATAGCTATCTATCTCTCGTACTGTAGGAGTGTCTTCCATTCCCAAGGCACGGCTTCTGCCAATCTCTGCATCAAGCTGTAGAGCGTCCAAAAGGTTGGATAAAAGCCTGACGTTAGCCTCTGTACTTCGTGACTCACTCGCTTCAATCTCTCTTAGCAAGTCACCCTCACGAGCAGTAAAGGCTGCACCGAATGTAGGCTTTAACTGCTGTAAAACTTGCTTTCTAAGGTTATAAGCTAACTCGCCTTCATCCGCACTTTCGCCGCCTAACGCTCTTCTAATGCGTAAGCCAAGGCCAGCTACACCACCAGTTGCAATCCTATCCAACAAGACAAGAGAGGCTTTAATTTGTGGTATAGCCTGAGCAGCAGAACGACCACTTTCAATAACTTCTTGACCTCGTTGTACATTGCCTTTAGCTGTTTCAGTTGCAGTTGCAATCGCACCTGCCTCGGCTGGGCCTGAAGCAATGGCTTCTTCAATCACTCGTTGCTTTTCAGTGGGGTCGGTAATTTCACCTCGAATCGGATCAAGCACACGAGTCCTACCAGCGCCTAAGTATTGAACAGCTACGCCATTCTTGTACTTGGTAATACCAGAACTGCCTTCCATTGATCCACCGCCACCAGACCTCATGAACTCTTGGTACTCTGGTGTGCCTTCAACAAGACCTGCCTGCTGCGCCCTGAACTTGAGAGTCTGAACAGTAGAAGGAGTCTGACCATCTCCGTAGACCTTGTATAGATTACCTACTGAGTAAATGGTATCTAGCTGGTCTTTTAAACCTTTAATAGCCGTAGGGTCGCCAGCACGAGCTGCGTCAGCTAACTGGAGCATCTGCTGTGAGTCACGAGTATTCACACCCATAGGGGTTAAAATATCTAATCTATCTCTAGCAATGTCAGCAATAGAACCAAAGTCACCTCTGTCAAAATACTGCTTAGCAGTTGCAACATCTTGGAATAGAGTTTTCTTTCTCTCTTCCTCACGCTTAGCCAAGGCATCCTGACGCGCAGTTTCCATGTCAGCCATCTTCATCTTATACAGGTCTTCTTCCTGTATGCGCTGACGGAACTCAGGTATCTCGTTTTTAAAGGCAGCGCCTAAGCCAGCTAAGGCTCTTGCTACATCAACCATTATGCGAATCCTCGAAGGTTTTGTGAGGCATACAATGCTGGGTTGTAATTTATTGGATATTGATTTTGGTTAAAATACCCTTGCGGGAAGTAGCCACCAATATTCATGTTAGTGCCGTAGCCAGTAGGTTGCTGACCAGTGTTTTGATTAGTGTTTTGGTTTTTAAACATATCATAACCAACAGAACCAGCATCCAAAGCATTCCCAACCATGGCTCCGTAGTCAGGAACAAACGAAGGCACATTACCAATACCCAGCATTGTGCTACCTGTACCTGTTAGCAGATTAGCCTGATTACCGCTGTAGCCTTGTTGTGCTGCTGCCTCAGCCGCTGCTGCGCTGTTTCTCAAGCTGTTGATATAGTTCATCTGGCCTTGTGTTAGGTTGGACAGGTTAGTTGCTTGGCCTTGCTGAATGCCACCGAGTAACTGAGCTACATTGCCTGCTTGGTTAGCCAAGTCTCTGCCAGCCTGCGTCCTGCCTTGGGCCAAGTTAACACCAAGATTAGAGATAGTGCTTGCAGCCGGAAGGCCAGTAGATAGCCCGTAGTTAGCCAGATTAGAACCTAGTCCCACTCGTGTATTGAGTTGGTTAACACCAAGGTTACTAGCGATGTTGGCTAGATTCTGACCTTGGGTCATATAGGTGTTTAGCCCAGACAGGCCTTGTTGCTGGGCTAAATTCGCAAGGTTTTGACCACTTGCTTGGGCAATATTAGCCCCTTGAGCGCCTTGCGCTTGAGCAATGTTAGACAGATTCTGACCTTGAGACTGGGCAACATTGGCAAGATTCTGGCCTTGAGATTGGGCTATATTAGCCCCTAGCGTTCCTTGCTGCTGTGCGAGATTAGACAGATTCGCGCCTGTCGCTTGAGTCATTCCCGCACTACCAGTGCCTAATGCTTGTGCTAACTGAGCAAGGTTCTGGCCTCGGTTCTGAGATATATCCGCTCCAGCAGTTGCTTGTAACTGAGACAATCCAGCAAGAGCCTGACCGCCGCCTTGAGCGAGATTCGCAAGGTTCTGGCCTGCCCCAGTGCTAATGTTGGCAAGGTTCTGACCTTGTGCCTGTAATGCTTGTAGGTTTGTAGCTCCCTGCTGCTGGGCAAGATTTGCTAAATTCTGACCGCCAGACGTTGCTACGTTTGCAGCGCTACCTGCGGCGCTTAATCCCTGACCTGAAAGATTGGCAAGGTTTGCTATTTGATTTTGTAGCTCTGTAGAGGCTAATCCTTGGCCGAAGCGAGTAAGCTCCTTTAGGACGTTTCCACCACCAATACCTCCGGCAGCAGCGGCTCCCCTTGTAGCGGCTCGTTCGCCTTGCTCGCGCAAAAACTGCATTTGCGGAGACTCATTAAATGCTTGGTTAAATGCCTCTTGGCCTAGCGCTCCAGACAAAGCCTGCTGCATTTGCAGGGCATTAGTGCCTGCTTGCTGAT